AAAATAGATCAAAAAGAATTTAAATGTGACGGTTGCTATAAAAGTTTTTCTCGTAAATATAATCTTCAACAACATATACCAAAATGTACGCGCCGCCAATATCCAAATCAATGTACTGCGTGTCTAAAATGTTTTACTTCTCGTGGCGGTCTATCTCAACATAAACATTTCTGCAAAGGGTATCCATTGATTGTTCCAAATTCATCCTCTAATACTGTCATACCCTCTGGCTCTACTCAAGTCAATGGAAAGAATGTTCAAATGATTCAACAACAACAAAACGCAGAAACAATAAATAATACAACAAATAATACAACAAATAATATAACGAATAATACGGTAAATATTAATATCTTAACCTGTCCACAATCTCGCGAGGAAAAGTTTGATTTTGATTGTACAAATATTAGCCACGAAGATTTAATGGCAATGCTTCAAAAGTCCAAAGATGCCTTTATCCGTTTTAATAACTTTGTTGGTAAAGTCTTAGAGAATCCACGAAACTGTGTGGTTCGTAAAACAAGTCCCAAAGATAGTCATTGTCTTGTTCATAGAGGAAATGATATATGGGAACTTGCTCATGATGATGATACATTTCCTATAATCACCCATCATATGACAACAGCTGCTCTAGGAAAGACAAATGGGCTAGCTAAAAATCAAAAGAATTACTATACGGATTCTTTTCAAGGTCAAGTTCGTCATATAAATGAAATGGATTATGATACTTCTGAATATAGTAGTATTGAACAGCGTATGAAATTTCAAGTTATTAACCGAACACGTATGACATCAGCTGAAAAAAAGAAGAAACAATCTTAAATATTATTTTTATATTAGATGAATCAATTAAATAACTTGCATCATATCTACATGACCTAGAAAATGACGACGACAACAATAACGAGTCAGTCCTAGTTTATCAAGGATATCCCCTGACTTTACTTGATCAAAGTATTGTAGCGGTTCTTGCATCGCTTCTTCTTTTTTTGTGGGTTTCTTCGTTTTTTCATTACCTTCTACTGCCATTTTTCTTTTCTTTTGGACCTCTTCATCATACCAATCCCATTTATCCGCTAGAGTTTTGCCACAGGTGACACACTTAATTGGAATAATCATCTTTATACTCTATGCTATAAATATAAAATCATTTTTTAAACCGAGATATCTTTGTATTTAGAAGGTTGAGAAGTAATTTTTTCCATATCTTCTTGAACCATTCCATGAATATTAATGGCGTTGTTTAAGAGTTCAGAACGTGGAGTGATTAAACCCTGTTTTGCAACCATCTCATTCAATGCATCCATAAACATATCCTTAGATTGTTCTAATTTGTTTTCACGATGAAGCATTACTGCATATAAATGCATTGCTTCAGGAGCTTTTAAATGTTCAATCACACGATAATATTGTCGTCCTTTTTGAAAATCATAATCGTTTTGACCCACCATCATTTTAAACATTTGCATAAATTCTTGATTATAGACTAAGACATTGTTTTCTGTCGTCGAACTGGGTAAGAAACCAATTTTACTACCTTCAATAAACATACGATGCGATGGACATTTAAGTCTTATTTCTGGATGTGTATAGAGCCAATAGGACAATTGAAGACGATAAGTAAATTGAATTGTTTCCAAATCTTTTAATAATTGTTCTGCAATCTTTGGTTGAATCATATAACTTTCTTTTCCTGGTAAAACTTTACCAAAACCACGAGCATTTATATATTCATAGGGATCATTTGGATTTCCAAACGGTTTTGACATTGAAAAAGTAAGTAGATCCCACGTAGAGGACGCTGGGTTTTCAAAGAAACATTCAAGATGTCTTTGAAATTCTGGTAAGATAAGTGCATCATCTTCGAGTACAAGATAAAGGTCTTTGAGAGATACCATAGGCAATTTACCCATCTGGACGATTTGTTTAAGGGCTTCTTTTTGTTTATAAAAATTGGAGAGTTGTTGGACAGATAATGGTTGCAATCCCCGATCAAAATCTTCATCTCCTGTTTTATCATAACGAATCTGTTTGCTAATTTCTTCGAGTTTAGGTTGTAAATCATTGGGTTCAAAGGATTCTTGTTTAAAAACACGCATTCGATAGCCATATTTCTGACACATTTGTTCAAGTTGTTTCATTGTTAAATGCATTCGTTGTTCTCGTAAAGTAAGTTTTGGAGAATGGATTAAAAATACATTGAGTGACTGCATGCTTTAAAAAATGAATCATTTATTCCCTTAAACCAAGTATCTCTTATATAAAAGGTTTATTGCATAAGTATAGAAGATGGAATTCTGTAAAATTTGCCAAAATATGCTCTATCTAAAAGCAGAAGGCGATCAAAGCTTGGTTCGTTATTGTAGATATTGTCAATATCATCAAGCAGATACACCCGATATTGGTAAAGCCATTCGTATCTCTAAGACAATGTATTCAGAAGATGATCTGCTCTATTCTCAACATCGCAACGCATATCTTCGCTTTGACCCTACACTCCCTCGTGTTCAAGATCCAAAGCTCATTTGTGAAAACGCAGAATGTACAGGACCGAAAGATAAACCTCAAGTTCTATATGTAAAATATCACCCTGTCCATATGAAATACTTCTATACATGCGATTATTGTGGTTATACTTGGAGGAAAAAAAATGAAAATAATGATCTAAAGAAAGTCTAAATCCTATATTAAGGAGAGATGTCCTCGTCTCATGCGATCATTGATGATATTCAAAAAGTTCGTTCGGCAAATATTCGTGAGTATCGTTCCACACCCATAATGACGAAATATGAATTTAATCAACTTATTTCTCTACGTGTGACACATCTTGCAAATGGAGCCATTCCATTTGTTCAAATGCCCGAGGAAATGAAAGTGATCAGCAATATGGAACTGCGACGTGTGGCGCTTCAAGAACTTCGCGAAGGAAAACTCCCTTATCTTGTCAAACGAACGATGCCAAATAATAAAATTGAATACTGGAAGATCAAAGATATGGATCTCACAGCGATTCGTACTTTGCTACGAGACTAAAAATAAGCCTTATGGATGATTCTTTTTTTCTTATTTATAAGTATCCATGGATCCCCGTCTATTCTACAGTCTACAAGCTGCCCTTCTCTTCTTAATTGTCTCTTCCCCTGTGATGTACAGCCTTGTCCAAATGGTCTTTGGTCGCCTATTCACTGTTGCTGTGAAAGGTTGCCCAACCGTTGCTGGCCTACTGCTACACACCGTTGTTTTCGCTTTACTCACTTACCTATTGATGGTCTATCAAGCTAAGGCTGAATATTTTGTTGGTGAAAAGAAAAAATACGACGAAAAAAAAGGTGATGAAAAGAAACCCGTTGAAAAAGAACCCGTTGAACCTCCCAAAGAAGATTAAGTCTTTTACATTTTCCAACGATGACCACAATGGAGACACGTAATAAACATTGTCATAGGTTCATCCGCACTACGCGTTTGAAGTTCATAATATGAACATTTATTTTTCTTACATTTACCACACGTATAACGATCCGTCATAGCGGTTGCTTGAGGTTCATAAGCGGCTTTGGTTCGTAGAAGTTCGCGATCAATGATTTCTTTCCATACTTCTGGATAAATATTTTCAGGACGATAAGAAGCCAGTTCGTGAGGCATAAATTCTTTGTCCTTAAGACGTTTCATCAATCGTTTATTTTTAATGCTATACTTTGAATGAAGATTGGCATAAAGACTTTTTGTTTTTGCGAGGTAAAGTTCCTTAAATAGATCACACGACCAACTGAGAGGAATTTGATGTTCATTTGCATAATCAACACAATAATTATAAATACCAATTTCTAGATCTTGACATTGAAGCTCTGACATTTTCAATCCTTTAAAGAGATCTCTTACATTTGCTCGTAGTTCTGTCATGGTGTATCAATTCTCCTTATCTTATTTATTCAATTTTTACTTAAATAAAAAATTTGAAGTTTATATTAACTCTTTCTACATCTTACTGCAAATAATGCAACTCCAATCTTTTTTACACGATCAAGTGAATCTGATTGAACATTACTTTTGCCCAATCAAACATCAACCTGGTGAAACAATTCTACAATGTGGTTGGACTCAATTGCCAAAATTACCTCTCCACGCCTTTAAAAATCGTCTCGATCAAGAGGTCGTTGAATATTGTCATAGGGATCTTATTTATAGCTATGATCATTCAAATGATGCCCAACGTGTTTATCAAAAAAATTGGATTAGTGACTGTATCAATGATGCCCATTATACCGTTGCTTTCCAAGAAGAATCTCTTCCTATTCATCGTTTTCCGTGTACGACTGAAATAAATGAAAAAAGGGTCATTCACCGTGTCCATTATAAAATCAATAACCGAATGTTCTTCGTCGTTGAAAAAGAAGAAGACCAATGGACACTCTATCTAAAATATCAACACGTCCCAAATATTGATCTGGATAAAATGAACGAAGATTGGAATCAAGCATATAAAGAACTATCAAGGACCATTTATCGTTCTCATTAAGTACTCTCAATAAGTACTTTTACTGGAATCCATTTTTGGAATTTTTCTTCATAACGACACTTAAAAGGAACGGATGTGGCTACATTGAGATTCTTAAAGATTTGGCGAAGCATTTTACTGAGATGGAGAGATGGAACAGAAGCAATACCCATCTTTTGTAGAGAATTTTCTTGTTCATAAAGGTCATAGATATCGGGCTGTTCGGTCTTACGAAGCCATAGCATTTTCTCATTTTCTTCATACACAACATCTTGTTTTGGACGTTGTGTATTAATCGAACAAGGCGCCAATACACTTGGTTCAGGTGTCATCACTTGTTGAGGTCGTTCTTGGAACTCGGGATTGTCTTTAACTTTACGATAAACATTCTTAATCAATTCATCGTTAAAGTTCATCAGTTTTGGTTTATATTTCATATTATGGGGCATAAAATAGATACCGCGATTGGTATAAGGCATATCTTTTGAAAACATCAGCATATCAGCAATGGCTTCTTGACTACATTCAAAGTAACGTTTTACTTGAAATTGACAAACATCCATCCAATCATCGGATCGATAATGTTTTTCAAGAAGTTCATAAGCATAACCGAGTCGTACTGGAAGTTGTAGACCATTGAGATAACGTCCTTTATAAATGATAATATCATTGATGAGAAAGACCCATTGTTGTTGTTGATCTTTCACCATTTCACCTTCCAGAAGTGTATTGTTAAAAATTTCATCATCAAATTGACCTTTTGTGAGAATGATACGAGGCTTTTGGTAACCTGGTTGAACTTTCTTATCAATATACATAATTTGATTTACATCTTCATATTTCGTAAAATAGACAAAGTAAGGATTTCCATTTGAACGAAGACAAGCCCAATGAGGTATGGTTTGGACATATTTAAATTGTTGTTCGTCCAATTTGAACCAATGTTTTTGTAGAATTCGTAGATGATATTTTTTTTCGAGTTCATTAAGAATCCAGTCTTTAGCATCGGAACATTTAATATTAAATGCGATGCGGTCACAAAAAGAAATGATTCCAGTATGCATAGTTTTAATGGATTTATTTATGTATATCATTTTTTATTTTAAATCCTTTTAGAAGTGTTGAATGCCATTACCTAGATAAGTTTTAGATTGATTGGCATAGCACATAGGTAAATCAGCAATAGGTAAATCTTTTGAGAGTTCTTTGGAAGGTGGACAGCAACCAATGGGTTTTAAAGGATAATCCATTTGAATGCCTTTTTCCACTTTAGGGAAATAGGTTTGGAACATTTTTTCTTTATCCGTTAGCTCCTTCACTGCTTCTTTTTCAGGCACTTTGGAAGGAGTTTCTGCTGGTTTATAAAAAATCGTGGGTTTGGTTTTTAGAACAATCATATAGAGAATTAAAATAGCGACAAAGATAATCGCAATCGCAACGTAAAGCATCTTAATCAATGAATAGAAAAATTTACAGAGCCGCTTTAATGGCATTGAGATTGGCACCTACAACTTTTTGAACCAAAGACCCTTTTTTGAAAATAAGAACCGTTGGATAAGCCGTAACTTGATAATGTGCCATCAGTTGATCGACTTTAGATTGTACGGAAGGATCTTGATTGTCTCCATTGATTTTAATGACAGTAGCTGTTGTAATTTTTTCAAGTTGGGGACCGAGCATTTTGCAAGGACCACACCAAGGCGCATAGAAATCCACAATCAATACAGGCGAAGACGAAATGTATTGTTGAAGCGTTTGTACCACTTGAGGTCCTGTAATGTCTTTCATTTTATATAATGTATATTGTTATTTTTAAATAGTCATTGATTAAATTTGTTCATAGAATCTTTATTAAGTTTCTATAGCTATATATAAATCCCTATATTTTGCATAATTCTCTCTAAAAAATGAATTCTAACAACAAAATAAAAACACACCCTTTTTACAGAGTTTCAAATGCCCGTTGCTGAAAGTCTTCTTTGTGGATTGGCCATCTTCTTTTATATAGATGCGATTCGTGGTTGTATTCAATATCGTCGTGAAAGACAATATGCTTATCACGAAACAGTCCCTTTTTTAATACAATCCGTTGTTCAATCTTCCACACCACAACTCTTTGATATACAAGCAGTCGCACCCATTTCTAATGATTCTGTAAAAGAAGATGATCAATGTCCTATTTGTTTTGATAAACTTTCAACTATTCGTTATCGTCGTAAAACAACGTGTGGTCATACATTTTGTTCAGAATGCCTTCAAGAGTGGTTTCATAAAAAGAAAAGTTGTCCTGTGTGTGTTCAATCTTTTGAAACTCGTTAAATACGAGCCGTATGATTTTCATAAGCTGCAATAAACCAATCCACTGTTTGTTTTATCGCTTCATCAAAATCTGTGAATGGAATATGAGAGAAGGCAATATTGGGTTCAACCGTCTTTTTATATTGACCATCAGCATAACCCGTATCAAATTGAATTGCTTGTTCATAATCCATACAAGATGCTACTTTTCGTGCGACTTGTTCAATCGTTTGTTCTTGCTGTGAAGGTGGAGAACAAATATAGCGGCCGGATGGGATCGATTCATAAACACTATAGAGTATTATTTTTGCCAAATCATAATTATAAATAAATTGACGGATCGGTTTTCCAGATCCTTTAATGATAAAAGGGACTTGGTCTTGTTTTGCTTGATAGCAACGATGAATGAGAGCAGGTAGAACATGAGCATCTTCTAAGTTAAAATTATCATATGGTCCATAGATATTGGTAGGAATGAGTTGAATACAGTTTATACCATGATCTTTTTCCAAGATACGACCATGCAGTTCCATCATTCGTTTCGCATAAGCATAACCTTCATTGGATGGATGAGGCGGACCTTCGTGTAATTTTGCTTCTGTAAGAGGTTCAATGCCATCTGGGAAAATGCAAGTGGATAACATCGTAATGATTTTTTGAACTTTATGGAGACGAGCATATTTTAGAACAAATGTATTCATCAATAGATTATCCTCATACATTTCGATTTTCTTATGCATATTTTTAAACAGACCTCCTACATTTGCTGCAAGATGGATGACAATATTAGGTTGATGTTTTTTAAAAAGGGAACGTACTTCGTCTTCTTTGGTTAAGTTTCCATCTTTTGAACTTAGGAAAATCCACTCGTCCATCGGATTATACATTGAATACAATTGATATTCATTGATTAAAGCACTCCCAACAAGACCAGACGCACCCGTTACTAGGATTTTCATTTAAACAGGTTTTAAGAGTTATTTTTAAGTATTTTATGGAGCGTGTTGCGTTTATTACTGGATTGAATGGTCAAGATGGTTCTTATTTATCTGAATTGCTTCTAGAAAAGGATTATTATGTCTATGGCATTGTTCGTCGTTCATCCAATATTAATACCAAACGCATTGATCATCTCTACAATCATCCAAAGTTTAAGTTTTATTATGGAGATATGACCGATGCGTGTTCTTTACAAAAAAGACTCTTTGAAATTCTACAAAAACATCCCAATCTAGATCGTTTAGAAGTATATAATTTAGCAGCTCAATCTCACGTAAAAGTATCCTTTGAATTGCCTGAATATACGTGTCAGGTAAATGCGATTGGTACATTAAATTTACTGGAAGCCCTTAGAGCATTACCACTTTCATTGGATAAAATACGATTTTATCAAGCGTGTACTAGTGAAATGTATGGAGATGTTTCAAACAGAGAGCCAATGAATGAAGACACACCTTTTCATCCAGTATCTCCTTATGGAATTTCAAAACATATGGCTTATCAATTTGTTAAAACTTATCGGACCGGGTATAAAATGTTTGCATGTAATGGTATTTTATTTAATCACGAATCCAGTCGTCGCGGAGAAACATTTGTAACACGCAAAGTTGTCATAGGTGTTCAAAATATTGTAAATGGAAAACAAAAATGTATTGAACTGGGTAATCTAAATGCGATGCGTGATTGGGGTCACGCAAAAGATTATGTTTATGGAATGTGGCTGATGCTTCAAGCAGATAAGCCAGAAGATTATGTATTGGGAATGGGAGAAACACATACGGTAAGAGAATTTGTTGAACAAGTGTTTTTACATAATGGCATTGAGATCTATTGGAGAGGAAAGGGAGAAGAAGAGGTGGGGGTAGATTCAAAGAACAATATCGTTGTGCGCATCAATCCACGTTATTATCGTCCTTTGGAAGTGCCTTATTTGAAAGCAGACAGTAATAAAGCATTTCGAACTTTGGGTTGGGAGCCATCTTATTCATTTACCTCATTGGTAAAAGAAATGATTGCAGAAGAAAAACAACATTGCAACTAAATTTCCTTTTTATAGTCATTTTCGAAAAAAATGAAACTTGATTGATACATTTAAGTACATCTGAATCGCAAACATGCAGACCTACAACAATTGCCACATCTACGAGGTGTTCTTCAAGGACTTTGAGGAGCAGAATAAGCGGATGGCGACGTTGTTTGACTACGCTCAGCAGAAGGAGGTGGAAGTACAGAATGATGATATTCGGCTGAAGAACGCACTGAATATGGACATCGGTGATAGCCTTTTCTTTGAGAGCCGCTATCACGGTTGGGTTTGGGGTCGCATTGTGCGTATTACCAGCAGCCCTTCTTGTCGCGATGAGTATATGATTCGGTATTATCTGGAGGAGGATATTGGCGAGGATGAGGACGAAATTGAGAAATATTATGATGAAGTGACGGGTGACAACATTCAGTATCATCTGTAAAAAACAAAAAAAGGGTAAAAATGGGAAAAAACAAAAAACATTTTAGTATTTTAAGAAGACGTCCCTATGAAAGGAAGTGGTCCCAAATTCACAAAGCCAATATCCTCAAAAACAACAGGTGTTCCAACTCCACTGCCGCCTACACCAGAAGCACCATCAGATATACCTCAACCCGAACAGAACTTTGAAAAATTTTTAGAATTACTACCTGAGTTACAAGCAACTATTTTAAAAAAGGCATTACCTGAAACTGGATTAAGACCCTCTCAACAATTACAATTCGCAGCTAAAACAATACCAAGTATCGTTCGCTCTACTGAATTTTTATTACCTACCAAAGTAAATGCCATTTTCATAAAAAACTATAGAAAAACAATCGAAGAAAAACAATTTAAAACAGCGGATGAAATTAAAGCATATGTCTCTCAACTTTATCATGAAGCATCAACGAATGGTTTAGAAAATATTGTATTTAGTAATAGTTATACAAAGGTATCTATTCGACAATATCGTACTTCGAATGATGGTATCATTACGATTTCTGTACTTTTACCAAATAGTGATGAAGTCGCAATGGCTACAGTTAATTTAAATTTTACTCGTGTGAAGAATCAATTCGATACTATTATGTTATCCAAAGTCCTTTTAACACTTTACTTATTAAATGATACTATCAATTTAGAATATTTAAATGAAATATTTATTGGTATAAGATGGTTGTCATTGGTCTTTAAAAAAATTACTTGGGAAAAAGGACTCTTACGATTTGAAGATCCAAATAATATAAAGGTCGATAATAATTATAGACCAAAAGAATTAAAAGATACCGATGAAGACATCATTCAAAAAGCGTTATTGTTATTAAAATATATTGAAAAGAGCTTAGCGCCTCGCCGCAGAACAACACGCAGAAGTACCGCATCTACACGACGTGCTTAGACGTTAATCAAATTTCTTTTCATATGCGGCTTTAAATACTTTCAAAGCGTGAGCCGAAGCTTCTTTATGGTCTACCATTGGCGCTGGATAAGCAATATTGGGATATTTCGCACGGACATCTGGATCATACCATTTATGAATGTCTTTTGCTGCCACTTCTTTCAATTCTGGAACCCATTGTTTAATGTAAACAGCTTCTTTATCAAATTTATCGGATTGAATGTATGGATTAAAGGGTGCTCTAAAATAAGGAACAGCATCGGGTCCTGTAGAAGATACAAATCCCCAACCTGCTGTATTGCTAAAAATATCGGCATCCACCAAATGCGTATAGTAATATTTTAATCCCCAACGCCAGTCAATCATTAAGTATTTTGTCAATACGGAACCACACAACATACGAATGCGATTATGTTGATGACCGGATTCATTTAATTCACGCATTCCAGCATCGACCAATGGGAATCCCGTCATACCATCGGCCCATTTTTGAAATTTCTTTTTATCATAAGACCACGGAATGGCATGGTCAAATTTAGAATGCAAAGCAACTCCTCTTTGAAGTTTAGGTTGGAAAGCATAAATTTTAAGATAGAAATCACGGAATACCAATTCTCGTATCAATCCGTGTTTCTTTCCAAATAATTTTTCAATCGTCCAATACATTTCACGAATGGATACATTGCCAAACTTTAAATGAGGGGACATTTTTGAAGTACGTTGTAAAGCAGGGTAGTCACGTTCTTCTTGATAATGTTTCAAAATGCCTAACTGTTTTAGTCTTGCCAATGCTTGTTTGCGTCCTCCACGAATGGCTAAATCAGGATTTTCAGTATAAAAGGACCCTATTTTTTCAATCGGGTAGGCATCTTTGACTCTTGGAACCAAAAAATGCTTTTTTTGGAATCTGTATGTAGCTATATTTTGAATGGGTATTTCTTTCATAATTTTATTATAAAACTGAGATAACACCATATAAGGTCTCTCGCCATTTAACAAACCTTCATTCAGTGGTAATAAACCGTAATCTTCTTTTTGAACAAACACTATTTTTTTCTTTTCACACCATTCTTTAAGTTTTTCATCTCGTTCTTTCGCATAGACACTATAATCTTCATTTGAATAAATAGCTTCAAAAGGATGTGCTTTATAAATATCTTCAATGGTATCAATATGGTTTCCTACCATAAGAGTTAAATGCGTACCATTTTTTTTAAGTTGTTCATTTAAATCCACAAGAGATTCACACATAAATTGAACGGCAGGGTTTGAGAAATATTCGTTTTTCTTAGGGTCAATTTGTTCAGGGGTAAAGACAAACACAGGTAAGATTTTATAGCCATCTTTTGCTGCTTGGATAAGGGATGTATTATCTGTTAAACGAAAATCTCGGCGAAATAAAAATACCGCCGTCATTTTACCTTAACTAATAACAAAGATGATTTTCATTTACAAATCTCATCTTCCATCTCGTGTAAAATGCCTGATGAAGATGGGAGGGAATATCATTACTCCTAGAAATTTAAAATATACAAAGGTACATTCTGTGATTGGTTCAAAATCTTATGAACATTCATCCAAAGCATCTACGAACCCTTATATAAATAGCTATATACCAATCCTTATAGATTCATCAAATGTAATGGTATTGATGATACTATTTTATCTGTGTAAAAAATGAATGTTTTATGAAAATAAAGAGATAAAGACAAATGGAATCGTCCAATATTATTTTAGAACCCTCAAAAAAGATACGTTCAAAGAAACTGGCAGTCTTTGATTTTGATGGAACATTGGTACGTCCAAAAGAAGGGAGACGATTTCCGAAAGACAAAAATGATTGGGAATGGCTGCGTTCATCGGTTCCGAATACTTTACATAAATATGCAAAACAAAAGTATCGTCTGGTCATTGTTACCGATCAATCCAAACTTTGGAAAGTAGAGATGATTAAAGAGGTTATCAAAGAACTTAAACTGCCCATCACAGTGATTATTGGTATGGAAAAACGAATGCAAAAACCGAATCCATCTCTGTTTAAGGAAGAATTTCCTGAATTTGAATCGGAGAGCTTCTTTGTTGGGGATGCTGCAGGTCGTCCAGGAGATTGGGCAGATCGAGATATTCAATTTGCGAAAAATGCTGGACTTACTTTCTATACACCTGAACAAATCTTTGATAAACCTAAAATACCGTTTCCAAAACTCGCCATTCCAGAACATCCAGAAGTGATTATTATGATCGGTTATCCAGGTTCTGGTAAATCCACTTTGGTAAAAGAACAACTCGAACCACAAGGCTATATACGCATTGATGGAGATGTTTTTAAAACAGGAAATCAAATGGTTAAAGAAGCTTCTAAATATCCAAATCAATCCATTGTATTTGATGCGACCAATCCAACAAAGGAACGTCGCACTATTTATATCGATTTCGCTAAAAAAATGAATCTTCCTATTCGTTGTATTTGGGTAACAACACCGATCGAAGAAGCACTCGAACGTGTGAAAGAACGTGAGCGCCAAACAGGTATTCATATTCCATCGGTTGCCTTGTATCGTTATCGTAAAGTATTTGAAGAGCCAACTCGTGATGAATGTGAAGTAGTTAAAATATAAACTAAAAATAAAATGGATAAACAAATCCTTAATTTTCTAGATCGTTATTATTCGTGTATCGACCAGTTTAGTATCCGTAAGCAACAACAGCTTGAACTATTTATCCAACCCAAATCAGATTTAATGATCGAAATGATTGATGTGATGGTAGAACGTATTGTAAAAATTATGATCTATTATCTACCGATAGATGGGCAAGCTTTGATTACGGCTCAATATGGTGAAGGAAAACGATGCATTCAAATTCAAGAAAAAAAGGTGTATAGTGATTCACATATGAAACTATTAAATCAACTTACACTTGCTACGATACACGAGCATCCACAAGAAGAATAAGAATAACGAATCACATGTATTTATTTTATTTTTATCGGTTTTAATTAGAGGGTATTCATGTCTTCATCTTATAATAGTTCATACCGCTCATATGATGAAAATGATTATTGGGAACAGTTAAAAAAACGCACAGCAAATTGTATTCGCAATGTTGCAAATTTTAGTAAAGTAGAAAATTATCATATGATGGACAAAAGTAATTTTGTTCCAGAATTGTTGGATATCTATCTAAAAGAAGCTGGTCCAAAGGTGGAAGCACTTATGGAACGTATTCGTCAATTGGATGAACAAGATTTAGAAAAAGAAGGTAAGCATTTTAAACATATGATTTTTACAGATGTTAAGAGCAGTTCTTATGGAGCAAAGTTAATTGGTTCTGTGTTTGTTGCGAAAGGGTATCAATCTGCTTTCCATGTTCAAGGACCTGGTTTTACCTTACATCCAGATGAAAAATTATTAGAAACACCTGGACAAAATTTTGGTATTTTAATGAGCAAAAATTTTTATGACCGTCCAATGAGCATTCGATTCCGCAAACATTTAATGGAAACTTACAATCGTCGCCCAGAAAACGTTCAAGGAAATCTCGTTCGTTTTATTATTTTAGATCAGGGATTTAAAGAAGGTATTGATTTATTTGATGTTAAATACGTTCATTTATTTGAACCAGTGGTTGTGAAGGCGGATGAAAAACAAGCGATTGGTCGTGGAACACGCTTTTGTGGGCAAAGTGGCTTACAATTTCATCCTAAATATGGATGGCCTCTCTATGTCTTCCGTTATGAAGTAGATATTCCAAAAGAAGTTCAATCGAATCTTCAAGATGCAAAACAAATGTTTGAACTTTATCTAAACTATGCAGACATTGATTTACGAAAAGTAGTATTTGCGGCTGAATTAGAAAGAGTCGCCATTGATACAGCGGTAGATAAAGAACTTACTGCTTCGGTTCATCAATTTAAAGTAGATTTACCACCTCCCATTCTTAAAGGAGGAGGTATTCCAACCGAAGAACTCATTCGTCGTGCGGAAGCAATGGGAATCAATGTAAAGAAACTACAACCGATTGCCCATCGTCCAGAACCCCCTTCAAAGCGAATGGATTTCGATGAAATGAGTAAATTTATAAGAGCGAAATTCCGTTCCTTTGCCTATCCCAATGTAAAACTTGAAAACCAATGTACTTCCACTTCGGGAGGAGCGCCCACGATGGTTCAATTTACACCTACGCAAGATTTTGTGAGACATTACTTCCAATCGTCGTCTGCTTATAAAGGCATTTTACTATTTCATTCAGTCGGTACTGGTAAGACTTGTAGCGCAATTGCAACAGCTACAAATAGTTTTGAAAGAGACGGTTATACCATTTTATGGGTAACTCGCCATACTCTTAAAAATGATATTTGGAAAAACATGTATAAACAAGTATGTAGTTTAACTTTGCAAGAAAAAATTAAAGATGGTAGTGTAAAATTACCCGAACGTGTTTCAAATCCCAAGAAATATTTACCAGAAAATTGGATGGAACCGATTTCTTATAAACAATTCAGTAACTTATTGCTTAAAAAGAACAAATACTATGAAGAGATTGTGAAACGTAATGGAAAAGAAGATCCTCTTCGTAAAACATTAGTGATTATTGATGAAGCTCATAAACTCTATTCACCCACAGTGGTGGGAAGTGAAAAGCCTCGTACGGATATTTTAGAAGAAATGATTCAACATTCCTATAAAGTATCTGGTAAAGACAGTGTCCGTGTTTTATTGATGACTGCGACTCCTTATACAGAAGATGGTATGGAAATGATTCAACTCTTAAATTTATTACGAGATAAAGATCTTTTACCAACCGATTTTGAAGATTTTAAATCAACTTATTTAGATTCTTTGGGTTATTTTAAATCTGGTTCGCTTGTTAAATTCCAAAATCAAATCAGTGGTTACATTAGCTATTTAAATCGTTCATCGGATGCACGCAACTTTGCCTATCCTGTTTTACAAGATGTCCATGTGGATTTAACTTATAAACTTCCAAAAGGCTCAGATGAATCGAAAGAAAAACCCGTTGATAAATATAAGATATGGCTCAAAGAATTACGAGAACGTATGGCTGAGAAGAAGAATGAACTAAGAATCATTAACGCAGAACTCAAAGAAGATAAGAAAGGATGCAAAGGTAAACTTCAGCAAAAGAAATTAGAAATGAAAGCGAAAGCCGCCGTTTATATTGAACAAAAGATGAAAGAGCTTGAAAAGGAAAAAGAAAACCAACTTGAGAAATGCGAAAAAATAACAGATAAAAAACAAAAGAAAGCATGCATCAAAGAAGCAAAGGAAAATTATAAGAAAGAGCTTAAATCGATTCGTGAGAAAAAGAAAATGATTGCGAAATCGTGTGTACCTAAACAAGAAGTTTGTGAAATAGATCCAGCCGTACAAAAGAAAGCGGAAGAAAAAATGGAAGAGTTCGATTTGATTAAAGAAGAAAAACTCCAAGTTGATGCAGAACATGATAAGGTTAAAGCAGAGATTCGGGAACGTGTCACTATTATTCGTGAATTAAGAGAAGAATATGATGCTAAACGAGAAACCTTTAAAGAATTAAAAGAACATATTATAGACAAACGTAAGAAAATTAAAAAGATTAAAGATAAAGAACTACGAAAAGAAGCGCAAAAAGTATTCCGTAATACAGAACTAAAAGAATATAAAGCCCAATACAAAGTAATCAGACAACTTCGTCTCGATATTTCAAAATATACTCAAGAGAAACGTTTATTAAGATTAAAAGCAGGTAAAGCTTTGTTAGGAGATGTGACTCAAATGAAAGCTTTAGAAAAACGATGTAAAGTTACAAATTAACCAATGGTCGTACGCATTTTTCCTTGAAAATTCATTTCTTGTTTGGAAACTTTATTTTTATCTTGACGCTTTTTAAGATCGGCTTCTTTTTCATTTAGAAATTGTTGTTTGAGACGACGTAGTTTATCCACATCTTGTTTTTTGTTTTGTTCTACCATATTTAGGTCCGTTGGTTTTTCCATAGTGTCTTATGCTATTTATTCAAAGATATCTTTATACCCTTTTTATCTGAAAAATGCTTTATGACTCTCAGGATCAATTTCTTTACGATCGATTGGTTCAAAATCATTTCCATGACAGTTGTATTGACGTGCAATTTCGACATTGTCATAAGTAATTTTACCATCAATGAGACTGATTGTACCATGTTTTTGACATAATCCTAGACGAGTTTCTTTTGTTAATTTATTTGAAAGAAAGTATTTGCAATCAATACATAATTTTAAATCTTTTGCTTCATTTAAACTAACTGTAATAGGCTTAGAATAAATAGGTTTAACAGATGAACTAGGTTCATTCATAGCACGAATGATTCCGGAGCGACGACTCAATGAAAATGCTCTTTGAAACATATTAAGAATATCTAAAAATATAGTTATATCTTTATGTAGAGATGCTTTTATCAAAACATACCATTGGAAACACACGTGTATATGATTTAAAAAGAACGATTAATACAAATCTCATTCAATCGGATTTTAATAAAGTAACATATCCTTATAAGAATCTTTTACGCATTCATTACAAACAAGCGGAACAATTGGTACAGATTCCTTCAAATAAAAATTACCCAGAATTTAAGATGTTGCGTGGTTCAGGAAGTGAAGAAATGGTGATGAGAGCCATGACTTTTTTTATTGAAAAGGCAGAAATTCCAGAAAACACACGTCTTTGGTTAGAAGCGTTTCATATTAATCCTTATGCCTATCTTGAGAAAGAATGGTTTTTTGAAAATTATTCTAAGAAAGCGATTCTATGTGTTCAAAGAGAAAACATCGAATACAGTAAGTTTGAGCTCCGCCCAAAAAGACAAAAAATAAAGGATAAGGAAACATTTAAATGGGATTTTCGTCCAGGAGAAATGGTTTTATTTGATGCGGATGATACCTTTCAACGTTATACGCATATGGATTTTACAACTGAACAAGGTTTTCAAGATTTATTGGTATTTACAACATCTTAATCACGATGAGGCGCATAAATGCCTTGAGCGAATACCGCACCTACACCTAAACCAATAAAGAACATCGTATTGATCCAAGATAGAACCGTAGTTGCAAAGAAGCGCCAATTGACACCTTTAAGACCTTCTACGGCTCCTACACCAATGATGCCACCTGTAATGCATTGAGAAGATGAAGTTGGGAGTCCATATTGAGAAGCAATCATAATTACAAGGGATGTTGCTAATTCAGCGGCAAAGCCTCGTGATGCAGTTATTTTTGAGAGACGTGTTCCAACAGCTTCTGTGACACGGTATCCATAAGTAGCTAAACCAACGACTAAACCAGATGCACCAATCACAATAATCCAAATGGGTGCTTCCGTAGATTTTTCAATTTGATTCGTATTTACAATATGCCAAATACTTGAAAGAGGACCTGCCATATATCCGACTTCACCAGCACCATGTGCAAAGATCACACAAATAGCAGACATCAATTGAAGATATTTAAAGACACCTTCGACTTTTGGATCAAAGAGTTCTGCGTTTGCGTGAATCGAAGCAACGAGTGGATCTTCTTCTACCACTTTATGAATGTCTTGTTCCACACCATTGAGAAGCAGTTGTTTTGTCTTATCAAATATAGAAGATTTCGTTGAGACAGGTGGAGCTTCTACTTCTTGAATGGAGACACCTGCTTCTTCAGCGGTGCATCGTGTTTCAATATGTCGTTTGAGTAAAGGAATACCAATAAAACCTGAAATGGCAGATGAACCACTCGCAATTATGGTTGTGATCCAAGCAGCCTTTGCATCTGTCCAATCGTCTTGATTTTGAAGTGTTTTCTTAGCTCCTTTGGTAAAGACAAAATAGATATTAATCCAAGTGGTTATTAATACAAATAAGGGTAATACATAATAAGATAAACGATAGGCATTTTCACGACGTAATACAAGTTGGCGAGTGCTTACAAAGATGAAAGCAGAAGCAAGTCCAGTTAAAATAGGAGAAACAAACCAAGAAAGAACAATGGGTATAACACCTTTGTAAGGAGGAAATGATTTACCAGAATCATCTGGTATAGCCCATGCAACACCATCTTTACCCGCATAGACAAGAGAAAATCCAATAATACCTCCAATAATTGAATGTGTAGATGAAACATTCCATCCTTTATAAGAAGCAATCGCTAACCAGAGCGTACCAATGAGTAAATTACACATCATTCCATATGCATAAACCATTGGATTTGAAACAAACGTATCAATATTTGCAATACCGCCAGCAATTGTACTTGTACTGACGCGTCCTAAAATCAAAGCACCACCAAATTCAAAAATAGAAGCCAACACTACCGCTTGTTTTAATGTAATTGTTTTTGAACCAACGGATGTACCGAAGGCATTTGCGACATCATTAGCACCTGTACCCCAACCAAATCCAAAAGCACCAAGTGAACCAACAACAAAGATCCAGACATATTCCGAAATCATAGGAGTTTCGTACTAATAGTAAAGAGTATTTCTTTAGGTAGAGAATAGAGAGAACCGATACGTGTATGAGAATCTGGTGAGAAGCGAAGACGATTTCGTAGCATTTTTTCAGCATACATACAAGAAAGTTCAAGATCTTTTAGTTGATCTCTTAGAAGACGAAGTGCGGATATAAAATAGATCGCTTCTTCTTCAGGACGTTGATGAATATCATTTAGTAGATCGATAAAGGTTTGTTTGATTGTAGGACAAAGCCAATCATATTCTTTTAGAGTTGCTTCAATGTTCCATAATTCAGCAGGTTCATCCACCATGATGGCAATGATCGCTTGTTGAATCACGCAACTCATGAGAGAAAAGAGAACGACGTGAGTTTGAACGTGACAATACAATCGGTGAATTTAGATTTGAATAGGAAATTGGGGAATTACGATAGGAAGATAGAATAGGTGTAGAAGGCCGTGACGGTGTACAGCTTGAACACGGTGAATTTTCAGGAGTGATAAGAGATGTTGAAAGATGATTGGATGGAAAATTCATTTTTTCTCGTTTTTTATGAACCATCGAACGAAACGAAGAGGATGGTGTAGGGAGTTTGTTCGGTTGAAAAATAGATGCCATACCAAACATCAGCACGAAACCAAGAAATAGGAAGAACCAAGCTTGCCACATCATTTTAAAGGTTAAAGGATTTAAATAGAAAAATCATTTTTTATGTAAGTATGAGAGGAGTGTATGTATTAGATTTAGAGAGTGATCAATACTTTATAATTTCAGGAAATGGAATGATCGACGTATCCGTTGAGATGAAATTTCAATTAAAACAGATGAATTTAAGCGCAAGTTATGATGGGTCTTATCATTTCTATCCAATTCACGCAAATGAGACAGAATATGAAGCTGAAAAAAGAATTTATTGGATGATGGTAAAAAAATATGGTATTCAATCGGTTTTTGCTCGTAAAGAATTGCTTCAATCCATTGGAAAAGGCACATGGACAACGGATATGGAAATAAAAAAACTAGTACGTGTGGATTCCAATCCATCGATTCAAGAATCTTCTGCGGATAAAGAAATGTTTCAAATATCCATCTAAAAGACCATTAGAGCTTTTATTTTTACAAACGTTTATAGAAACGATTTTGATAAAAAGGAGTTAGGATTTGTATAAAGTTTAATATGAAATAAATACTCTAGTTGCTGTATGCTAGACCGCCCATACCAGACATCACGCGTAGGACGTTGTAAGAGTGGGCATACACGCGAATGCGGTTGGTGGATGAGGCAGTGGTAACAGCTAGGGTAGCGTTATCAATGCGAGACATGTTTAGGGTGCCAGAGGGTTGGTGTTCTTCAGGGCGTAGAGCGAAGGAGTACACGTTGATGTTGGAGATGATTGGCACGTTAGTGTGGTGTTGGAAAGGTTGAACGGTTGAGAAGTAAGCACCAGCGCGAGCGGCAAATCGGTCGTGGCCGTTGAGTTGTAGTTTGGCATCGGTCATGGCTTTAAAGTCTCCGAAGTCATCGTTGGCTGAGTCGCTTAGTACCCACACAAGTTCTTTCACTGGGTGGTTGAAGTTTAGTTTCACGCGGTTAGCAGTGGAAGCAGTGACGGATTCTTCACCAGTGAATTGTAGTTGTTCAATGAGGTATTCGTGGGATAGTTGAGCGAAGCGGCGACGTTCATCGGTATCTAAGAAGATATAGTCCACCCATAGAGAGGCAGAGCTGATAGAGCCAGTGGCGGCAGTGGTGGTACCGGATGAAATAGTACCAGCTTCAGCTAGAGTAGCGAATTCTAGGTTGACTTTGACTTCGTGGTATTGTAGGGCAATGAGGGGTAGAGCTAGACCAGGGTTGCGGCAGAACCAGAATTCTAGAGGAACGTATAGAACTTGGCCGGAAGTAGTGAAGGCAGTCTTGCCAACCATGGTATCAAAACCGGAGCGTTTGCCATAAGGTAGAGATAGTTCGTTCCAGATGAGCATCCATTCACCGTATTGTTTGTCGATGCGTTGGCCACCGATTTCGAGTTCCACGCTCTTGATGATCTTTAGACCAGTGTATTCATCTAGACCAGTCATAGCACCGAAAGTCATAACTAGGTACATACGGTGGATGAGATCACCGTTGCGGCTGATTTGGCAGGTCACGCGGCGACCAAAGTCAGCGGAGCCATTGAAGGTTTGTTCAATCGCTTCCATGGAGAAGTTGGTGTGGCGGCGGTAAACCACTTTGAAGAAAGTGATTTGAGGATTGCCAGTTAGGTAAACGTCTTGAGCGCCGTAAGCAACAAGTTGTAGTAATCCTCCACCCATTTGTTTTGATACCTTATACAAAGAAAAAAATTTTATAGAAACGCATTAGGATTTTTTGGCGAAAAGGAAAAAGAATGGTTCATTTATTTTTATAAATAAATTGTTTATCTAATTGCTGTAAGCTAGACCGCCCATACCAGACATCACGCGTAGAACGTTGTAGTTCACGGCGTAGACGCGGACTTTAGCAGCGAAAGCACCTAGACCACTGTGGCCTAGATTTAGAACAGCAGAGTCGATGCGAGAGAAGTTTAGCGTGCCTGAAGGTTGGTGTTCTTCGGGTTTTAGGGCGAAAGAGTACACATTGATGCCTTCGTTGGTTGGGATGTTGGTGTGGTGTTGGTAAGGTTGAACAAGGTTGAAGTAATCACCAGCGCGTTCAGCAAATCGGTCGTGACCGTTGAGTTGTAGTTTGGCACTGGTAATTAGATTGTTACCAGAAGCTTCCACTTGGTTGTCAGAGTAGTTGAACCAGTCGTTGGAGCTGCTCACGTTAACATCGCGTTGCATGACCCAGACAAGTTCTTTGACGGGGTGGTTGAAGTTGAGTTTCACTTTAGTGCTGGTGCT